ATACGGTCACCCCCCAAACCGTTCAGCCTCAGATACGGTCACCCTAAAAACACCAAAACCACCAACCAAAAATCAACAACTTAGGGGCGTTTCCAATGCCTGACCGTTCAGCCTCAGATACACCATTAGTTACCATGTGTTTTCCATATGTCTTCCAATCACAGACACAGCATTTAATGGTTACGAACAGGGCGCGGCCCAATGCTAAACAGAAAGGAGCTGAAATATGGCCAGACCATCGAATCAACAGGGGAGGGTTAGTTATGGCAGCACCAAAAGGTAATCGGTTTTGGGAAGCCAGGAGCACACATGGGCGTAAGCCGATCTTCGAATCACCTGATCAGTTATGGGAGGCGTGCTGCGAGTATTTCGAGTGGGTAGAAGATAACCCGCTAATGGCTTCGGAAGCCGTCAAATTTCAGGGTAAAGCTACTCTAACAGAAATCCCCCAAATGAGAGCAATGACAATCGAGGGTCTTTGTATTTTCTTAGATATTGGCCGTACTACTTGGAAGGATTATAAATCCAAGGAAGGTTTTCCGTTAGTCACTACGCGAGTAGGAGAAATCATTTACACCCAGAAGTTTGCAGGAGCAGCGGCTGACCTACTGAATCCCAACATCATTGCCCGCGACCTCGGGTTAAGTGATAAGACCGAACAGAAGCGCACTGGGTCATCAACGGTGAGCGTTATCACATCAGACATGGACCCCAAAGAGGCCTCGCGTATTTATCGCGAAATGATGAGCTTGGATGATTGATCTGAGGTTAAGTAAGCCTGATCTGAACAGGTGGAGAACAGGATATGCCAAGAACAGACACAACCTTCAAAAAAGGTAAGAGCGGTAACGCAAAGGGTCGGCCCAAGGGCATACAAGACCGCCGTACAGCCCTTAGAGCACTGCTGGAGCCTCATAGTGAGGAGTTGGTGCAAAAGGCGGTTGAGATGGCAAAGGAGGGCGATATGGGTGCGTTACGACTCTGTATCGAACGCCTAATCCCGCCGATTAAGAGCAAGGATGACCCGGTGATAGTGAAAGGGCTAAAGGGCGATGCCTCATTGGTGGAACAAGGTCAGGGAATCGTTAATGCGACGGCTGCCGGTGAGATCACTCCTGCAGAAGCCTCAACCTTGATACAGGCCATTGCCCAGCAGGCCCGCATCATCGAGATAGAGGAGCTGGAGAAACGCCTTGCCAAGCTGGAGCAGAAGTATGGGGTTTAATACCAAACAGAGGTGGCTGTATGAGCGCTAAACAACGATTGCGGAAACTGGAGAGGAAGGCTGGGACGGGAGAGGAGCAGCTTGTGGTGTTGGTTGACGACGATGGGTGCTTGTCTGCCAACATAGGAGGCGAAACGTACAGTGGCATGGATGGGGAAACCAGGGATGAATTTAAAGAGCGCGTCACTGCAGACTTCCAAAACGTCCCTGCTGTTCTCTGGATAGATGGTGCGGATGCAAAGCTGTAGCTGTTCTCCATAACCACTAGACTAATTTTGCATTAAAACCAAACAAGACGAGGTGTACCAATGGACGCGTTAAAGGTTCCGATGTTGATCGCTAGCACAGCACTGAGCGCTGGCGGCTCCATCCAGCAGGGGAGTGCCGCCAATAAGGCCAAACAGCATGAGGCAAAACAACTTGAACGTAAGGGTAAAGCGGCTAAGGCACGAGGGACCAGGGAAGCCTATGAAGAGCGTCGGCAGGGTGCGATTTTGGAATCAGATGCACGGGCGGCGATGGCGGCCAGTGGGGGTGTGACAACCGACGCAGCAGCCACTGAGCAGCTTGGTAAGATTAAGGAAGTCGCCGACTACAACTCAATGGCAGCTTTGTATGAATCTGAGACTGAGGATCAAGGCCTGAGGACTAAAGCCAGAGCCCGCCGTTTTGAAGGCAAGACCGCCAGGAAGGCCGGTAAAACCAAGGCGCTTTCCACGGTATTGAAGGACGCGCCGGATATTTATGAGGCCTGGAAGGGTGGCAGTTCCTGATACGGGTTAGCACATAAAAGCCCCTCACATGGTTCCCGTCCGGACGCTGTAAATGCCCAAAGAGAGAACTTTACGGAGGGGGCTAACTCCAATGCATTAACTGAGCCGGGCATTAGCAACCTGTTATGTAAAAATGAGTACTCGATTATGCTGCTGGCGGCGTTATGTTTTAAAAAGAATTGGGAGCAGTGGCCCGAGGTAATTTACTCCGACCCACGGCTATCCCCGGTAGTGGTGGCCGCCACTACTTGTAGGTGGCAAAGAATCTGTCCGCAGTAATGCCGACAGCTCTTCGTAACCACCAAGCACGGCCAAGGGGTTAACGTGGTCGCGCAGGCCTGTGTGGCTGCATGTTTAGGGCTATGTGCCATGAAGATGCTAAACACACTAAAGGTGAAGGTAATCGTCAATGTTGCGTGGGTTGTCTTTGCAGTCTCAGGACTCTTAGATACCTTGCACAGGATAGGAATACTTTAACCAAAGTCCTCGGCGGGCTAGTCCTGCTGGGGCACCAAATATGACAAGCAAAGGCAGTCGGGACGCAAAAAACGCGTAGCTGAATTTCGGTGTTATGTTTTAAAGGAGAGTAAATGCGTATAGCAAGCATTGTTCTAAATACAGCTCTTTTATTAATTGCTATTGGGTTACTCGTTGATAATGGTTGGCCAAGCAAGCTGGTGGATCAGTTAATGGTTTGTGTTTTTTTTATCACACCAATAGTTACCTTAATTACACTTTGGGGGCTAAAGGCGGGCAATTCCGAAAGCTGGCTATCGTTGTTTCTTCAAAGGAAAAAGCTGGAAGAAAAATCCAAATTGGAAAAACTCAAAAATAGTGCAGAGTAAAAAAATATTAAATCAAAGCACCAAGAAGGAGCAAGCCACACCTTTCACTACTAGGTTGTATGGAGTTTCAGCCCGTCATAGAAAACCCAAGCTTATTGATAGATGAGTTAGCAAGTGGGACAGAGCATTCGAAGAGGACGAGGAAGAATACAACTGGAAGCTGTACTAACACCTATTTCTTATCAGGGACTTTAGGCTATGTCGGCACTGTGAGTACTGTGGGCACCGGAAGTACGGCCGGACCTTTGGGCAATGACGGGGCAGGGGTTTCCATAGGGACTACACCTCTGCTCAATGGAAGCGGTATGCCGGTGTAGTACGACAAAGCGGCGGTTGAAAATACAATGCCTGCAATGCCAACAGTCGTATAAATACGGTATCTGAGATAGCGGCGACGTTCTTTTAAATCAGCCTTAAGCTCTTGCTCTCGGATATTGTTTAACTCCTTGCACATGGTGTGTAGATAACGGTAATGATCAACTAAACCTTCAGGGTATGTGTTGTGAGTTTTATGGTGTTGTCCGCCTGGGCCTACATTATCCATAACCTGATTAAGCGGTTGTCCTTCGCCACCATTTTGATGCGCGTATAGGATCGCATTAGTTAACGCGTCATTTAACCTTTGGTCTATGGTATCTGGTTCAGGTTGAAGATCGAAACGACTCCGACCAGTTTCACGGGCAATAAAATATTCATCGAAGGCATTAACCCATTTTTCCGTAAGTTTTCCCATGTGGTTACTCCTGTAGGGGGCTTATTGCTAAAACAATGGATAAGCAGCAGGGTCCAACCTCCGGGGGGAACTGTCAACCCCGCAAAAGGCGGGAAATAACCTTTCAGGTGGTAAAAAAGCCACAACCGAAGAGATCAACGGCCAGGAAGCCAGGGTTTCAATTGATGCGGCAGAAGAGGAGAAAGCTGAGTCGGGAATAGAGCTTGATTCGGTCAATTCGTCCTTACATTGTCCTTAAGCGCTTTTCTGCAAACACACGCCAAAATGTGTCATTTCTTTTTTCCAGCAGCCTTATCTAGCACATCCCTTATCCATACAGAGAAGGTCTTCCCTGATTGATCGGCAGACTGCTTGTAGGCTGCTAATTTGTCCGGGGTAACTCTTACTCTTGGCAGGGTTACAGATGCTGGGTTGTCGCTTTGTGGGCGACCCCTTGGTCGGGGCTTAGTATCTATTTTTGTATTCATAATCGCATTATAAATTGGTTTTGTTGTGGCTACAAATAACCTTGACCGCATTAATTGATGTGGCTACAATAAAGGCAAGCTGATGAGGTGCTAGAACACCCCGCCAACTCTAACCAAAACTAACACTTGAGGTGTTAATCATGGCTACTAAAGATACTACCAATATTAGTGATTCTATTCACTTATCCGAGGCGGATGTTGGGCGAGTTCAAATCATCGTCGAGCAAATCGCTTATCACGCGGACCTAATATCCAACGCTCTCAATACAGGGATTAAACAGCTCGATCAT